GCTTGACTGTTTCAGGGGGCGATGGGAGTTTCCGCAGCTGAAGCAGCGCGCGTTGGAAGCCTACAAAGAGTGGCAACCCGAGTGCGTTGTGGTCGAGAAGAAAGCCGCCGGTGCCCCGCTCATCCAAGAACTTCGCCAGATGGACATGGTCATCGAGGAGTACAGCCCCAGCCGTGGTACGCGCCTTGTCTCAAACGACAAGCGCGCTCGGGTGCACGCAGTGGCGCCTATCCTGCACGACGGCGTCGTGTGGGCGCCTGACCGCCTGTGGGCGCACGATGTGATCAATGAATGCGCAGAGTTCCCCAACGGCGAGAACGACGACAGGGTAGACTGCGTGGTTATGGCGCTGGCGCGCTACCGGCGCGGGGGGTTCCTCCAACTCTCCGATGACGCCAGAGACGACACGTTGGCCCCGCGCGCACCGCGCCGGGCAGCCTACTACTGAGGACACCTATGCCTGCGAACTTCGACTCCAGCCTGTACGCCGCGCCTCAAGGGCTTGAAGCCCTCGCAGCCGACACCGAGCCCATCGAGATCGAGATCATCGACCCGGAGGAAGTCAACATCCGCGCAGGCGGCATGGAGATCACGATCGGGCAGGACGACAACGGCGACATCCCGTTCGGGGCCAACCTCGTCGAGCACCTCGACCCGTCCGTCGTGCAGACCATCATGAGCGAGTTGTCCAGCAACATCGACAACGACCTCGGGTCGCGTAAGGACTGGGAGCGTACCTACGTCGAGGGGCTCAAACTGCTCGGGCTCAAGTACGAAGAACGCACCGAGCCGTGGACCGGCGCCTGCGGCATCACGCACCCGATGATCACCGAGGCCGTGGTGCGCTTCCAGTCGGAGACCATCACCGAGACCTTCCCTGCAAGCGGGCCGGTCAAGACCAAGATCATCGGCAAGGAAACGCCTGAGAAGAAGGCAGCCTCCACACGCGTGGCGGCTGAGATGAACTACCAGCTTACCGAACGTATGCCGGAGTTCAGGCCGGAGCACGAAAAGCTGCTGTGGAACTTGCCCAGCGCCGGCTGCGGCTTCAAGAAGGTCTACTACGACCCGAGCCTTGGGCGCCAGACTTCGGTGTTCGTGCCGGCAGAGGAAATCATCCTGCCCTACGGCGTCGCAGACGCACGCACCTCGTACCGTGTAACGCAGCAGCTGCCTAAAACCAAGAACGACATTCTGAAGCTGCAGTATCAAGGCTTCTATACGGATGTCGACATCGGCGAGCCGTCCCGGCAAGAGACGGACATTCAGAAGGCCAAGGACAACGAGACGGGCTTTCAAAGTCAGAACGACGACCACTATCTGCTCTACGAAGCATGCGTCGAGCTTGATATCCCGGGCTTTGAAGACACCGACAAAAATGGTGAACCCACGGGCATCATGTTGCCCTATGTCGTCACCATGCTTGCAGGCACAAACGTGTGCCTGTCGATCCGACGCAACTGGCACGAAGACGACCCGCTCAAGCTCAAGCGGCAGCATTTCGTCCAGTACAACTACATCCCCGGCTACGGCCCCTACGGCATGGGGTTGTTCCACCTCATCGGAAACTTCGCGCGGGGGTCTACATCGATCCTGCGCCAGCTTGTGGACGCAGGCACGCTCGCAAACCTGCCGGGCGGGCTGAAATCCCGAGGGCTGCGCATCAAAGGCGACGACACGCCGATCGCCCCGGGCGAGTTCCGCGACGCAGACGTAGGCTCGGGCGTGCTGCGGGACAACATCCTGCCGCTGCCCTACAAGGAGCCCAGCGCCACCCTGTTCAACCTGCTCAACTCGATCGTCGAGGAAGGCAGACGCTTCGCCGCGACCGCCGACATGAAGGTGTCGGACATGAGCGCGCAGGCCCCCGTAGGCACCATGCTGGCGCTGCTGGAGCGCCAGCTGAAGGTCATGACGGCTGTGCAGGGCCGCGTGCACAACTCGCTCAAGCAAGAGCTTGGGCTGCTCAAGGACATCATCCGCGACTTCACCAACGAGGACTACACCTACGAGCCCGACCCGGACACCGACCGCCCCCGCGCACGCCGCGCGGACTTCAGCACGGTCGAGGTCATCCCCGTCAGCGACCCGAACGCCTCCACGCTCGCACAGCGCGTGGTGCAGTACCAAGCCGCCCTGCAGCTTGCTCAAGGCGCCCCGCAGCTATACGACCTGCCGTACCTGCACAGGGGCATGCTGGAGGTGCTGGGGATCAAGAACGTCGAGAAGATCCTCCCGCTGCCGGAGGACATGAAGCCGATCGACCCGGTCAGCGAGAACATGAACGTGCTCAAGGGCAAACCCGTCAAGGCGTTCATCCACCAAGAGCATGAAGCGCACCTCGCCGTGCACATGGCGATGCTCAACGACCCGCTGATGGCGCAGACGCTGGGGCAGAACCCACAAGCGCAGATGATCTCGGCCGCGCTGCACGCGCACATCGCGGAGCACCTTGGCTTCGCCTACCGCGTCAAGATCGAGCAACGCCTCGGCATGACGCTGCCGGAGCCCGGCGAGCCCGTGAGCCCGCAGCTGGAGCAGGCGCTGGCGCCCATGCTGGCGCAGGCCGCGCAGCAGGTGCTGCAAGGCAGTCAAGCTATCATGGCTCAGCAGCAAGCGCAGCAAGCGGCACAAGACCCAGTGCTGCAGCTTCAGCAGATGGAGCTTCAACTCAAACAAGCGGAACTGCGGCTTAAAGCGCAGAAACAAGCCGCCGAAGCTGCGGCGAAGGTCGACGAACTCGATCTGCGGCGAGAGGAAGTTTCAGGCCGGCTGCAGCTTGAGGCCACCAAGCTCGGCGCCAACATCCAAGAAAAGCGTGCGAAACTGTCTGCCGATCAAGAGCGTGAAGGCATGAAGATGGGCATCGACATCGCCAAGTCGAAACAACCGAAGGGGGGCTAAATGATTGCTCAGTTTGCGGAAGCTGTTCGTACGCAGATACGTAAGGACATGAACAACTACGCCGATGATCTGGCAAACGGCGTGTGCAAATCTTTTGACGAGTACCAGAAACTCTGCGGGGTGATTCGGGGCCTAGCCATCGCAGAGTCTCACTTACTGGCTCTGCGTGATAAGGCTGTCAACGATGACGATTGAACCGGTTACTATCCAACCACTGGAAGCCCCCCCGCCTGACGCAACACCTGAAGAAAAGGGCAAACAGCTGCCCAAACCGACAGGCTGGAAAATTCTGTGCGCCGTGCCAGAAATTGCGGATACATTCGAGAACTCTCGAATTATCAAAGCAGACGCGTACATGAAGCAAGAAGAGCACGCCACTACCGTGCTGTTCGTTGTCGCTGTAGGTCCGGAGGCGTACAAAGACACCGCCAAGTTCCCGTCTGGCCCGTGGTGCAAACAGGGCGACTTCGTGCTGGTACGCACCTACTCTGGAACGCGGTTCAAGATCTACGGCAAGGAGTTCAGGCTTCTGAACGACGACCAGATCGACGCGGTGGTTGACGACCCGCGCGGCATTACCCGCGCTGCTTGAGGAGACTGAGATGGCATACGAAGAGATCATGGAAGACCTGAAGCCGACGGGCAAGCCGGTAGCTGCCGCTGCCTCGGGGACGACCGACGACGTCGAGATCGAGATCGTTGACGATACGCCGGAAGCGGACCGCAATCGCAAGCCGTTGGAGCGCCCCGTAGAGGAGCCTTCGGAAGACGAGCTTGCTGCGTACTCCGAAGGCGTGCAGAAGCGCATCAAGGAGCTTACGCACGCACGGCACGACGAGCGGCGGGCAAAAGAAGCGCTGGCACGCGAGAAGCAAGAGCTTGAGCGCATGGCCTCTGCGATTGCAGAGGAAAACAAGCGACTGCGCGCGCAGTTCGCGGTCGGCGCGCAGCGCCTCGCAGAGTCTGCAGTCAGCGCGGCCGATAGCGCCGTGGAGGCAGCCAAGCGCAAGCTGAAAGAAGCGCACGATGCCTTCGACACCGATGCGATCGTCGCGGCGCAGGAAGAGTTGGCAGAAGCCAAGCTCCAGCAGCAACAAGCCAAGAGCTTCAAACCGGCCCCTTTACAGGAGCCGGAACCTGTGGTACAACAGCAGCAATCCGAGTCGCCGCCTCCGCTTGATGAGCGGACCCTGCGCTGGCAGCAACGTAACCAGTGGTTTGGCAACCCGGAGCACGAGGAGATGACGCTTTTCTCTCTCGGGCTGCACCGTCGGCTCGTCAAGGAAGGCTTCGACCCTCGCACTGACGGCTATTTCGAGCAAGTTGACGCTCGCCTTCGCAAGACGTTTCCCGACTTCTTCGGTGAGACGCCCTCCCCGGCTCCGGCTGCACAGCCTAGCACTCGTTCGGCGCCTGTTGTTGCGCCTAGTACGCGCACAACTGGAGCTAGAAAGATTCAGTTGACGCCCACGCAGCTTGCGTTGGCGAAGAAGTACGGTCTTACCCCGCAACAGTACGCAGCGGAAGTCCTCAAACTGGAGAGAGCAAATGGCTGAGCAACGAGTCGCCCGTGAACAAGTCACGCGAGAAAAAACCGTGCGGTATCAGTACAAGCCGCCGTCTTCCCTTCCTGAACCTACTCCCGTCCCGGGCTATGAGTTTCGGTACATCGCAACTCATGTGCTTGGTCAGGCCCTTCCCGGCAACATCAGCCAGAAGTTCCGTGATGGGTGGGAACCGGTGAAGGCGGAGGACCACCCCGAGATCTTGGTGCCCGGCGCGGTCAACGCGAACGGGAACATCGAAATCGGCGGTCTGATGCTGTGCAAGATTCCGACCGAACGTGCTCGTGCGCGGGATCAGTACTACACTGATCGTGCCAAGGCCGAAGCGGATTCTGTGGATCGCAACTTCATGCGCGAGAATGACAACCGGATGCCTCTCTTCTCGGAGAAGAAGTCGACGGTGTCGTTCGGACGCGGATCGTAACTTCTAGGAGTCACAAATGGCATACCCCTTTGTTGACGCTGCCTACGGTTTTCGGGCGGTCAACCAGCTATCGGGTCTCCCGTATGCTGGCGCGACCCGTCAGATTCCGATCGGCTACGCCTATGGCACCAGCATCTTCAACGGTGATCTGGTCGAGCTTGCGGCGGGCGTCGTTACCATCACTGGCATGACCACGGCGACTGCCGGCACCGCTCGCGCGGGGCAGCTGGGTGTTTTCGTGGGCTGCTCGTACACCAACCCGGCTACCGGCCAGAAGATCTTCTCGCAGTACTGGCCTGCCAGCACGGCGGCTGACGATGCGATGGCCTACGTCGTTGATGATCCCCGCGCCCTGCTGCGCGCGGCGGTCATCGGCCAGCCCAGCGCCGGTCTGTCGAACACTGCGACGACCGTCGGCTACGTCAACGAGAACTTCGTCGGTTCCAACATGTACTGCGTGACCGGCACCGCCGGCAGCACGCGGACTGGCAACTCGGCGATGGGCGTCTCGGCGGACCAGCCGACCAACGGCACTGGCAACGTGCGGCAAGCTGCCGCTCGGCCGTTCCGTGTCGTGGGCATCGTTCCTGAGTCGGCGGTCACGCTGACTGGGACCGGCACCATCTCGACCACGACGATCACGCTGTCGGCTGCCGTCACCGGTCTGCAAGCTGGCATGCAACTGATCGTCCCCGGTGTTACGAACGCCCGCAACGGCGACTTCAACACCATCACCAACGTCAACAGCACCACTGTGACGATCTCCAAGTCGGTCACTGTTTCGTCGGCGGCTACGCTGACCTTCGTTGGCTATCCCGAAGTGCTCGTGAAGTGGAACCAAGGTTACCACGGCTACGAGTTCGCGACCGGCATCTAAGGAGTTACCAACATGGCAATTTCTCGTGCCCAACTACTGAAGGAACTCCTTCCCGGTCTCAACGCCCTCTTCGGTTTGGAATACAACCGATACGGCGAAGAGCACAAGGAGATCTACGAAACCGAAACCTCCGAGCGTTCGTTCGAAGAGGAGACCAAGCTGAGCGGCTTCAGCGCGGCTCCTGTGAAGGACGAGGGTACTGCGATCCAGTACGACAACGCGCAAGAGGCGTGGACCGCGCGCTACGTCCATGAGACGATCGCGTTGGGCTTCTCGATCACCGAAGAGGCGATCGAGGACAACCTGTACGACAGCCTGTCGGCGCGCTACACCAAGGCGCTGGCCCGTGCGATGGCCTACACCAAGCAGGTCAAGGCGGCGGCTGTGCTGAACTTCGGGTTCTCCACTGCTGTGACCTACGGCGACGGCCAGCCCCTGTTCTCGACGGCGCACCCGCTGGTGTCGGGCGGGACCAACTCCAACCGCCCGTCGGTTGCTGCGGACCTGAACGAGACCTCGCTGGAAGCTGCGGTCATTCAGATTGCTGGCTGGACCGATGAGCGTGGCCTCCTGATTGCGGCGAAACCGCGCAAGCTGATCGTGCCCCCGGCGCTTCAGTTCGTGGCTACCCGCCTGCTGGAGACCTCGCTGCGTGTCGGCACCACCGACAACGACATCAACGCGCTGAAGAACAACGGCTCGATCCCCGAAGGCTACACGGTCAACCATTGGCTGACCGACACCAACGGCTGGTATCTGACCACCGACGTTCCCAACGGTCTGAAGCACTTCGTCCGCGCGCCGATGAAGACCGGAATGGATGGCGATTTTGATACCGGAAACGTGCGCTACAAGGCTCGTGAGCGGTACTGCTTCGGCGTGAGCGACCCGCTCGGCATTTTTGGGTCGCCCGGTTCGTCTTAAAACTCAAGCACTTACGCTTGGAAGCCCGCTTCGGCGGGCTTTTTTACGTCTGGCGTTGCCAGAACACCCGGAGGGGCTTATACTGGCGGTTCCTGAATGAGGAGCCGCCATGCCCGCCCTGCCGCAACTGCCTGCTGAAGTTCTCGCCCGCTACGACTTCTCCCGAGCGGTGTACACCGGGGCGCTCAAACCCATCACGGGGGTCGTGTGCCCCAAGCATGGAGAGTTCCGACAGTACTCCGCGCAGTTCCGCAAGCTGCGTGGGTGCCCCCAGTGCGGGTCCGAGCAGCGGGTGAAGACCCGTACCACGCCGGCTGAAGATTACGTGCGCAAAGTGGCGGAAATACACGGGGGGCGGTACGACTACACGGACACCGTGTTTGTCAAAATGAACGCCAAGATCAATGTGCGATGCCCAGAGCACGGCGTCTTCACGATATCGGCTAACCACCACTACTACCGAAAGCAAGGGTGCGGGCTGTGCGAAGCCGAGGCCAAACGGGAACGCATCGTAAAGTACCGGCACCTTAGCGCCCCTTCTAAAGTGGCTAACACGGCGGCTACGTTCTTTGAACGCTGCACGCTGATGCATGACGGGCGCTACACCTACCCGGAGCAGGAGTATTTAGGCGCAAAACACAAGATACGCGCCGTCTGCGCCGTTCATGGGGAGTTTGAGCAAGCTGCTTGGAAACACATGACAGGCTCCGGTTGCCCATCGTGCGGGGCCTACCCCCCGGCGTGGGAGCGAGAACTTGTTGCGTTCTTCTCCGCGCTTGGGTTCCAAGTACAGACTAATGTGCCGCTACTTGCCGGGCGTGAAATCGATGTGTATCTACCCGAGCGTAAGTTTGGCGTCGAATTGCACGGCCTCCACTGGCACACTGAGCGTACCCGTGCCCGGCTGTACCACTATGAAAAGTGGGCAGAAGCTACGCGGCAGGACATACAACTGATACAGGTCTTTGAGGATGAGTGGAACGACAGCAAGGCGCTGATCTTGGCTAGGCTGGAAGCCATACTTGGGTGCGGGCAGAGGTTCTCCGCACGCAAGGGGGTGGGGGCGCCGCTGGAGGCCGCGCCGGCCAAGGAGTTTCTCAACCGTACGCACACCCAAGGGGCCGGTACGGCTCAGATGTACTACGGACTCCACATCGACGGGCAGCTTGTGGCGGTTGCGTCATTCGGCCGGGCGCGGGCGGGGGGCATGACGAGTGTCACGGAGGCGGATGTGTGGGAGGTCATTCGGTACGCTTCCTTAGGGCGTGTGCGCGGGGGCTTTGGCAAGCTGTTTGCGCGGTTCCTCAAGGATGTCGCGCCCGAAGAAGTCATCAGCTTTTGCGACCTTCGTTACGGCGATGGGCGACTGTACGCGGCTACGGGGTTCACATTGGAGCGAGTCACGCCACCCGACTACTGGTGGGTGCCGCCCGGCAGCAATACGCGGGTACCGCGCTACGCCACGCAGAAGCACAAGCTCCCCACACACCCGGTTCTAGGCCAGTTCTACGCACCGGGCAAGACGGAGGCCCAAGTCTGTGCAGATGCCGGCTGGGAGCGGATTTTCGGGGTCGGCCACCAGCGGTGGCTTTGGCGGAAAGAGCTTGCTTTTCCCTCTCGCGCGTGATACAACAGGCCAGTCCAAGACCATCTTGCTTGCTGCCCGACTTGGCGGACGCTCCTCACGACAGCAAGCGCAAATTGAGGAACTGCAATGGGCTTTTCCACCTTCTCCGGCCCGATTCGCTCGGGCACCGTGCGCGAAGGCGCGAGCCGCAACACCGGCCTCGTCGTGCTGACGCAATCCTACGACACCGGTGTGGTCACCGCAGGCGTTGGCAACGTCGATGCGCAGATGGGCATCCTGCCGCAGGGCGCACAGATCGTCGACATCACGGTCGACCAGATCGTCGTTCCGGGCGGCTCTTCGACCTCGACCATCTCGGTGGGCAATGCTTCGGGCGGCGCGCAACTCATGGCCGCCGTGGCGACCACTGCTGGCGGGCGGTTCCGAGGCGCTGCGACGGCGGCGACGCAGCTGGCTTGGCAGACTTCGACCAGCGCGGACACCTCGCTGTGGGTGCGCTACGCCGTTGGCACGGCCGCCGGCGTGGGGCGTGCGGTCATCACGGTCAGCTACGTCCAGCGGGCGGCTGACGGTTCGCAGAACCCGGCTTCCGCGTGATCTAGGGGGCTTCGGCCCCCTTTTTGAGGACGAGCATGTCTAAGACTAACCCTAGTCCGACGTTTCCGGCGTACCCCGGGGACGCGGCGGTCGTTACGCCTAGCGACACGGTATCGTTCGAGCCGTCGGTGCTGTACGTCGGCGTCACGGGCAATCTGCGTGTAACGACTGCCGAAGGTTCGGATGTGCTGTTTCCTGCGGTCCCCGCAGGCTTCGTGCTTCCGGTGCGTGTAACGCGTGTCTGGGCTACCAACACTGTAGCGTCTAGCATCGTTCGGGTGTTCTGATGTCGTTTGGGGTTGCGTTTGCACTGCCTGCGAGGATTCAGACACTAAACGCAGGGGCTAGCCCGTTTGGTCAGCTAGGCCCGACGTTGGATCTTGTTTTCGCAGGCATACCGACAGACCCCCTCAACACGCTGGTCGGCACGCTTGATCTGTTTTTCACTCGCCCGTTGTATGAAATAGCAGAAGCATACAGCGTTTGGGAGATTCCCGTGGGCATGGTAGCTAAAACCTTCTCCCAGATCATCACGTTTACTCGCGCCTCCAGCGCGACGTACTTTGATGCGGCTGGCGTGTTGCAAACCGCCACCACCGACGCGCCTCGGTTCGACTACGACCCCTCCACGCTGGCTGCTCGTGGGTTTCTAATTGAGGAGGCGAGGACGAACAGCATCCGCAACAACACGATGCAGGGTGCGGCGGCGGGGACGCCGGGGACGTTGCCGACGAATTGGGTTGTGGTTGCTGGAGGGCTTGGAACACTTACTCAACAAGTAGTCGGAACTGGAACAAGTGCCGGAATAACCTACATTGATATCCGCTTGAGTGGCACGACCAGTACAACTTCTGTTGGTTATTCGTTCGAGTCCGCCACTCAAATCGTTGCGGCGCAGAATCAAGTATGGGCAAGCACGTTCTGGGCTGCTTTGCAGGCGGGCTCACTGACAAACATCAGCACTATCGAAAACAGGATCATTGAGCGTGACGCTGTTGGCGCAAATCTTGGATCGACGGTAACT